AATCAATTCAATTGGTTCAAAGTCAATGGTGTAACCAACAGGTGGTTCTTCGGATATCACAGTGCAAATGTGATAAGATTCCACCATATCGAGAAGCCAAGTGTTGCGAGCCAATGTAATCTCAGGATCCTCTCCGGCATAATATGCATCCATACATTTACCAAGATGGGAACCAGCTTCACGAACTTGATTTCTGTCATAACCACCAAAGTCAGCCGGAATAGCATTAGGTAAATCCTCATTAGTTGAAAAACTATTTAGGATCTTGTACATGATATCCCATTCGGGACCATGCACATTAATACCAAGTGCAGAACCAATTGACAACCTAGCTTCAAAGACAGAGATGATAAAGGATAAGCAAAGCATACGTCCAAGAACAGTACCTTTCATACAGGCACCATTAAACATACGTGGTTTCCAAGCTTTACCTTTTTCTCTTAACTCAACTTTGACAGAATCAGTAAATGGGTTGAAAGGTCTAACTCCTTTCTTTGCTAACTCAAGATCAGCTTCAACATACTTACGTAGCAACTTACTACCGGTAGTGTTGAAGTCGAACTCATGCTCACCCAGCCAATACTTTTTACCACCAGGTCTCTTCTCAGTTGAGAAAGGCCATCCAGGTGAAGTACCGCGTGGCATCCCTGCAATAACACCAGGAATACCCATAATGGCTTCTTCATAAGTAGCCATTCTAGTACCCATTTCTGGAACACGCAAGTTGCGCAACCAAAAGTCACTAGTGTACTGAGCACAAAAATCCGTGATAGTGGGTGGTGCAATCATAACCTTAGCCGCAACCTTGTTACGAAACTCATCTAACGGAACATAACGACTATCATCGTTTATACGCGGTTTTACATGCGCAGGTTCTTTGTTGATGGGAAACACATCATGGTAGGGTGAAGGAACAATATCATTCTTAACACTAGAATGAACAACTGGAACTAAACCAACTAAAGTATGTTGGGGTCCAAGAAACATATTGCCCTCGTTCTTTAAAGGAATACAATCCACATTTGGCACTTCAGCTGAAACAACACCACCTGTCATCTTCATAATAACTTCCTGTGTCAATTTAACAGCATAACTGTAGCTCTCACTACCAGCACAATGAATACCCAAGA